GGCAATTGTGGCGCGTCACGGCGGCACATTTTGCCTCGAACAGGCGCCGGACTAAAACAACCAAAAAGCACACCCATGAAACGCTACCACGAAGAACGGCACATCGCAGAGAATCGCGCTAAGCTGCGCAGAAACATCAATGCCGCTATGAACGTTTTCGACAACAGTTTTCCGCCCGGTAGGCCGCTGATCGTTTACTCAAAGCCAGATCCAGTGGGTCGTTATCGCAAGGCTGCGCGATGCGGCGGCTGCGGTCGTGCGCGTTGTCAGGTGTGTCATCCTGAAAAGTTTCCCCGTCGAACGCCCACACGCCAGGAACAGCGGCCGTGGGGCGACGGATATTGAACAGCTCAACTCAGGAGGAAGTATGGACGTTGGACAGTTGTTTCTTTGGTTCTGTATCGCATTTGTAGTCTCGCTGGTTATCATCGGACTGAACATGATCGGCATGATGATGTCGATGAACAGAGACGGCAACCCGCTAATCAACGTTGGGCTGCATGTGGTTTTCGGCGTCGTAGCCAACATCAGCGGGCTCGGCGCCTTTGTGACGGGCATCATCTGGCTCGTCCAGTACCTGAAGAACTGAAGGAGTAACAATGGACAGCGAATATCATCTCAGCGTTCCAAACAGCAATCCCAACAGCGCGTTCTCGCATTATCAGATTTGCTGCGTCCTGCCAATCGACACGGTTCCCGCCGCGCCGGAAAGTCAGATGCTGTACACGCTTATTGGCATATACAGCGGCCGAACTGGCTGGCGATCAATTGCGCCCTCCAGTCCCGATCTGGGGGCACTCAAAACGCTGCTGGTGGACATCAACGGCCCGATCCCCGAAGAAGCCGAAAGCGTCGGCTGAGTCGATTGGTTTTCTTCTCCCCTTTTTAAGGAACAACTCTGTGGACCATCCAGCGCATATTCTCATGTGCGGTGACGAGCTTGCTACTGCCGTTAAAACCGAGATGACGCTCGAAGATAACCGGCACACGATCAAGATGGAGGCAATCTCGCGCATCATGCAATCTGGCGATAACCCGATGACCGGCAAGCCGCACTCGTTCAGCTCGGCTGAAGCGAACGTGAACAGCGACGCTAGCTACGCGCTGCACCTTGCGTCACTTCGTGCAGCGGCGGTAGATCGTATTCGCGCACGGGCCGCCTACGATGCGGCGCTTGCGGCTGCGCGATTGGAGACGCAAGCGCCGTGACCACCATCACCAGCAACTACGAAAGCGTCAAAACAGCGTGCGCGCGCTTTGCAAAAGTCCAAGAGCAGTACAGCGCGTTCGGCGCAAACGACACGGAACCGCGCAACATCTTTGCGACCATCGTCGAGAAGCTTATCGATGAAGACGGCGACGGCGCCGTAAATGTGCCGACGACAGCCGACGGCTGGGAGCTGTACGCCAGCAGCAAGAATTGCAATGAAGCGGCTAAAGCCCTTCACGACGCAGCGGCCGAAGTTGTGCAGCTCATCAACAACTGCCCGACCAGTGAAATGCGCAAGGTGCGCAAGTACATCAACGACTACTGGGGGTGGTGAGCCTGGATTGATATCTATGGCCCGTACAAGAACCGACTGGCCATGTCGTCGTCGCGCCAATCTTCGGGCGACTCGGCAGCCTCCGCTCTGGCACTCAACCGCGCAACCCCGGCCAGTTCTGCAAAATTGGGAACCGCGTCGTTGACGTGCCAGAGTGCGGCGCAGCCAATGTTCACGGCCTGCGCAAAGTCGTCTGACAGCAGCGTGTTGCGTGTGATGGTGTAGATGTCGCCACCGCTGCGGCTCTCGGTTTTGTTTTCCGTCAGGGCCAAGAAGTCCGCAATCAACCCCGGCTGCTCCAGACTCTCCCAGTCGTATTCGAAGAACCGCACCTGCCCGAGCTTGATTGCTTGACAGGTGTAAAGCAGCGACCGGGTTTTATCCAGGCTGTAGTGCGCGCGGTGATTGAACGGCGTTGGCGCCTTGAACAGGATGAAGTCCTGCGCCGCCGACCGTACCAACCGCATGGCCATGACGCGATCCAGGTTTGCGCCTGCCTGCACCATAACCGTCTCGCGCACGGTTCCAGCACCGGTGTAATCATGCGCTATGAAGTCGCACTTGAACATCGAGCTGTATTTCATGCACTCGCGGGCTTCGGCTAAATGATCGCCGCCGATGAGCAGCTTCTTGGCCCACAGCACGTCGATCAGGCCTGTGGGGCGGAATCCGAGCACAGCCAGCACGGTGAACGAGATGCCGTCTTCGCCACCACCGCCCCAGTCGATGGCAAGCATGCGGTGCTTGTACTCGTCGATGTTCTCCAGGCACGCCGGGTCCGGTTCTTTCTTGTTCTTCCACGGCAGCACGCAGGCTTTCCGCAGGTCTGTTTCCGAGATCAGCTTCTGCCCGGCGTCGATGGATTCGCCCATCACCTCGTTGTAGAACTGGGCCTGGGTCATGTTGCCCCAGCCTTCGCGCTTCATCAGGAGCGTCGACCACTTTTCAGGGTCAGCGAAGTGCAGCGGCAGCAAAATCTGCGGCACGTGATATCCGGCGAACACCCATCGCCGGTCGGGATAGCGGTGAACCCAACGACCGTGCCGCGGGTTGATTGGCTTCTGGCATTTAGCGCAAACAGTGCCGGGATATTTCTCGCTGATGTGAATGTTGTACGGCCCGATCATCTTGTCGAGATCATGTTCAATCGACGGAATGTTCCAATGCTTGCACGAGTGACACGGAATGAACCACTCGGCCGCGGAACTCCGGCGGTACGCGCCCTCTAGAGGATTGTCCAGCGACTTCGGCGTTCCGGCCATTCGTGTCAGCGCGTACCGTGAATACGACATCGTTTCCTGGATGATCGGAATGTGGTCCGGATCCAAGTCCTGAATCTCGTCCAACGAAACTTGGTCGCTCGACACGCCACGGACGCGGTCAGCGTCGAGTAGCGCGAACGAGAACAGCATGACGCTCTTGTTCTTAAAGCTCCGCTGAAGCACGTTGTTCTCGGTGTCCGTCCCGGTCCAGAGCGCTTTGACCGGGGACTCATCGATAAAGCGGCGCACGTAGTTGTTCGAGAAACGCCGGATCTGCTCGTACAGCGGTGTGACGTACAGCGTCTTGAAGAACGGCAGGCAGTTGGAAAGCACCACGCCGTGCGATGCGAGCGACGTGCTCTTTGACACCTGGCGCCCTGTTTTGAGCACCAGATTCTTGGGCATGAGTAAACGGAAAAGGGGCGAAAAGCAGTAATGGTCCCCGAGGTCATACGGGCGGCCGTTCAGATTCAAAACAAGCGGCAACAACGGCGCGAGTGACGGAAACGCTTTTTGAGCCGCGAGCTGCTGCAAGATGGCAGAACGCGCCTCGACCTCTTCGCGCCGCTTGATGTCGACTTGTGCCAGATCCTCCAACATCGCCCGGATGTTGGCGTTCTTGATGGTCGGCTTAGTGTTCGTTTCAGATTCGCGCGGGTCTAATACCGGCGCATTACTCAATGGTGCCATATGTGCAAGCGTCCAAATCGGCGTCGACAATCCAACCGGCAACCCGTCGGCGAACTGCAATGGTTCGAAGACGGAATCCATGACGTCATGGGTTACGCCGGGCAGGCTGTCTACGAGCTGTTTCGTTGCGCGGCCGCGCTCTTTAAAGCCCTGTTCAAGAGCGTGTGATTCCGCATTATGACGGCAGCAAAGCCCAGACGAGTATACTAAACGGTGGCTCGACTGGGTTTTTTAAAGGAGGCACATATGGCCATCATTGGACACAGCGCGAAACTGTACCAAGAACGCCGCCAGCCCGATTTGCGCCAGACGTTGCGCGGTCCGGGCCCGCAGATTTATCTGCCAGACAACGCTGTGCACTTTCTCAAACTAGAAGCGCCGTTACCGCTTCCGGCACTGCTCAATGAAAACTGCAATCCCAAAGACGGCTTGACGCCTGTCTGGCCGCATGGAGACACCACAGCCCCGTGAGCCAACCGTACGATTACGAAGGTCTGTTCCTCAAGATTGGCGGCGGTTTGTTGATCGCCGCTATTTTTGGCTATTTTGCCAACATCGGTACATTCGCTGACGTGCTCTGCGCAGCGTTTGCCGCTTACGTTGTGCTCCGCATAACGAACGCGATGCGCCGCGCAGACACAAGACCACCGCGACAATGAGGGCGCATGTTTCCTCTTTTTGACTTTTTTGCCGTTGTCCTTGCCGCGGGCGCTGTTCTTGACGCCTGGAACAAGGGCAGCATCTTTGCCACCTGGCGCGCGCGGCTGCAAGCAACCCAAGACGTCACTGATCCCGAAACGGTCAAGGGTCGCATTTTGGAGCTGTTGAGCTGCGCGTTCTGTCAGTCATACCACGTGCCTTTTTGGCTCCTGGTCCTGCTCTTGGCAAGCTCTCACCTCAGCGCTACGCTGGGATTCATCGTGCACCTTTTGGTGTACGCACTGGCTGCTACGCGGCTCGTGCATGTGTTGGACGGCCTCTTACCGCCGCGCCTGCGGCATTCACCCCCTCGCGAAGGAGTCGACTTTGGACCCC